CAGAAACCTGGTATGTGTCAGCGATTCCATGGAGCGAGAGAAACTCGGAAGCATTTGCGGGTCAGCACGGAGAAGTGCTGGTTATCTACGATGAGGCTTCCTCGATTCCTGATTGTATTTACGAGGTTTCAGAAGGCGCGATGACAACACCTGGCGCTATGTGGTTTACCTTTGGCAACCCAACCAGGAACACTGGAAGGTTCCGGGAATGTTTCGGCAAGTTCAAGCATCGATGGCATACAAAGCAGATCGATTCACGCACTTGCAAGATGACGGATAAGCGCAAGCTGGAAGAGTGGGTCCAGGACTTTGGGGAAGACTCCGACTTTGTGAAGGTTCGTATCAGAGGCTTATTCCCATCCGCATCATCCATGCAGTTTATATCCGGTGACCTGGTGGCCGCTGCACAACAAAGAGATGCTCAATGCTTTCTGGAAGAACCCTTGATTGTTGCCGTGGACGTTGCCCGATTTGGTGATGACCAAAGTGTTATTTGCTTTAGACGCGGACGCGATGCCAGGACCATTGATTGGCAGACTTACCGGGGCGTGGATACCATGCAGCTTGCATCCTATGTAGCTGAAGCAGTCAAAACTCATCAAGCCGATGCAGTTTTCGTAGACGGGGGTGGAGTTGGAGGTGGTGTGGTCGATAGACTCCGACAATTACATGTCCAGGTAATAGAAGTCAACTTCGGGTCCAAGGCAGAAGATGCCAGGTTCCAGAACAAACGGGCAGAGATGTGGGGCAATATGCGCGACTGGTTAGACGGTGGTGCAATACCTCGGGACCAGGAACTAATAGATGATCTGATAGGTGTTGAGTACGGGTTCACGCCTACCAACAAGATCCAATTGGAAAAGAAAGAGGATATGAAAAAGCGTGGGCTGGCTTCCCCGGATTTAGGAGATGCCCTGGCACTGACATTTGCTTACCCGGTAGCACCGAAAGGCATGAACAAACACAGAAACGAGATGGCAACCAAACGCAGGAACTACGACCCTTTTGCGAGGAAAAGATAAATGGAGATTCAACAATGTTAAACCTTTTAAATTTCTTAATGTGTGGCGGGGGTTCTCCACCACCTCCCGCTCCTTATGTGGCTCCCCCTCCTCCTCCCGCTCCCAAGAAGCAACCGCTTCGGGAAGTGAAGCAGAGGCAAGGTGGAGTGCGTGGAGCAAGTGAAGCGAAGTCAGGGGCAATCGGTGCAGGAACGGGCGGAACTCTTTTGACTGGGCTCCAGGGCGTTGGCGATTCCCAATTATCAACCGGCAAGACAATGTTGGGAGGTTAATATGGGTGTAGATCCAGGAACGGCAATGCTTATCGCATCAGTAGTAAGCGCGGGGGCTTCAATTGGAACAGCAGCTATGGCACCTAAACCACCGAAGATGGCAGCATTGCCACAGTCAAAGGTCCCGCAGGTATCTAAAGAGGCGGACAAGCAAACAGCAAACGCTATTAAGTCAGCAAAGCAAAGAAGTGGAGTAGCAACACCCAACACTCTCCTAACAGGAAGTCAGGGGATAGCCGACGAAGAACTCAATCTTGGGGGATCGCGGCTCATATAAGTGCATGGAGGCACGATGGCTGAATCATTACTGGAAGTTAAGAGAAAGTCTAAATATACACAACGGCTCGGTCGTTTAAAGCTTGAGCGTGAGAGTTACGTTACTCATTGGAAAGATTTGACCGATAACCTTTTACCCAGGTCTGGCAGATACTTTCTTGAGGACCGTAACCGGGGTGAAAGAAGAAACCTCGATATCTACGACTCGACTGGAACCCGAGCTCTTGGAGTTCTTGCCGCAGGAATGATGGCTGGCATGAGTTCTCCTGCGCGTAAGTGGTTCACCCTGGCACTTGCTGACCGTGACCTAATGCAGTATCAACCCGTTAAGCTTTGGCTGGACGATGTGGTTGAAATCATCCGCGAGATATTCTCCCGATCTAATACCTACCGAGCTCTACATGGCTTGTATGAAGAAATGGCAACCTTCGGGACTGGGTGTTCCATGTTGTTTAGAGATCGAGAAGACCTAGTAAGGCTTTATCCCCAAACGGCAGGTGAGTATTACATTGGTCAGGATAACCGGTACGAAGTCGATACGATATACCGCGAGTTCCAAATGCAGGTCGGTGCAATGGTGCAAGAGTTTGGCCGTGAAAACGTAAGCCAGGCGACTGGCGCCTTGTATGATCGAGGCATCCGTGACGAATGGGCAACTATCATTCATGCGGTACAACCAAGAACTGAACGCAATCTTAACAAAATGGACAACCGCAACATGCCTTGGGAATCTGTATTCCTGGAGCGCGATGCGGATGAAGACCACTTCCTTCGTGAGTCTGGGTTCAAGATGTTTCCGGCACTGGTTCCTCGGTGGATAGTTAGAGGCGGAGATGTCTACGGATCAGATTGCCCTGGCATGACAGCGCTCGGAGATATCAAGCAACTTCAAGATGACCAGCTTAAAAAAGCCAAGGGCATCGACTACCAAACGGATCCACCTTTGCAGGTTCCTACCGCATTACGAGGTAGCGAAGATGTGTTGCCAGGTGGAATTAGTTATTACGACCCTGCCGCACCTACTGGCGGGATTCGATCTGCGTATGAAGTCCAGGTAAACCTGCAACATCTACTTGAAGACATTGCGGATGTACGCGCAAGGATCAACTCCTCTTTCCATGTGGACCTGTTCCAGATGATTGCTCTTTCGGATCGTCGTCAGGTAACAGCCAGGGAAATAGAAGAGCGACATGAAGAGAAGCTCCTAGTCCTGGGGCCCGTGTTGGAACGTAACCAAAACGAATTACTCGATCCTTTGATAGACAACACCTTTGCCATGGCATTGGAGGAAGGATTGTTTCCACCACCACCTGAAGAACTGCAGGGACAGCAAATTAACATTGAGTATGTGTCGATGCTGGCGCAAGCACAGAAAGCAGTTGGCATTGGAGCATTAGACAGAATTGTTGGCACGGTAGGTCAGATCGCTGCGGTTAAACCCGAAGCGCTCGACAAACTGGATTCCGACAAGATCATCGACGAGTACAGCGGGATTCTGGGTATACGCCCGGATCTCATTATAGCTAACGAGCAGGTTGCATTGGTGCGTGAACAACGTGCCCAGCAGCAAGCCCAAGCACAGCAACTCGCAAGCTTACCGGAGGCTGCCAATACGGCAAAGACTTTAAGTGAAACCCCGGTTGGTGAGGGCAACGCGTTGGAGCAAGTGGCTAATCAGTTTACTCAACTATGAATGATAGGAAGGCTAAGAAGCAGGAAGAAGGAAAATCTAAAAGAGATCAGCGCATGGATGACCTGCGACAAATACTGTCAACGGCATACGGGCGTAGATATATGGACGGGTTGCTTGAGTTCCATTGTGTGTTTTTAAGCATACCCGGAACAAACAACTCCGAGCGCGATAAGCGACTCGGGATGAGGGAAGCTGGTTTACGCATCATGTCTGAAATAGCTGAAGCGCGGCCAGACCTACTAAAGCTCAAACTGAGCGAATAAGGAGAGCAAAATGGCAGAACAAGAAGCGGTCGCAACGGAAGAAACCACAGCGGCAGAAACAACCGAAACCCCAGAAAGCCCGGAACAGGCAACGCCACAGGCGGGAGCGGAGCAGGAAACAGCTAAAGCTGGATACGAGCCTTTTAACATCCCGGAAGGATTCGTGATGGATGAGGCCCATACATCTGACATTAGCGCCTTTGCTAAAGAGTTTGGTCTTGACCAAGCCCAGGCACAAAAGATGGTTGATAAGCACTTCGATATTGTCTCCAAAAACAATGACTCGATCATGGATGCGAAAGAATCAACGCTGAAGGAATGGGCGAGTGAAGCGATGGCAGACAAAGAGTTCGGGGGCTCCAACCTATCCGACAACATGGCGGGTGCAAGGAAAGCGATGAATAGTTTTTCACAACCTGCGGTGGATGCTGATGGCAAAGCAATACTTCACCAGGAAGGATCTTTAAAAGGACAGCAAATGTCCGAGGTCGAAGTTCTTATGAACGAATCCGGGTGGGGCAATCATCCTGCGATGATTAGGGTGTTCCATCGTATCAACCAGGCTATGAGCGAAGACAGCTTTGTCCAGGGCGATATGAAGCCGCGAGAACAAAAGAAAACAGCGGCAGAAACGATGTACCCAAATATGAGTAAATAATTCTGGAATAGCGCAAGTTCTATCAAGGGCCAGGATGGCCCCACGTTGATAGGATGTCAGTTGGTAGAACTTTTCGACTGATAGAGCTTGTGGATGTCCAGGTTTGAATTTTAAACCTTTTTTACAAGGACAACATCATGGCAACTTTATCAGTAGTCAACCCAACCCTCGCTGACGTTGCAAAAGCGACCGATCCCGATGGGAAAATAGCAACAATCGTTGAGATCCTCAACGAAACCAATGAAATCTTAGACGACATGGTTTGGAAGGAAGGAAACTTGCCGACGGGTCATCGTACTACGATTCGAGCCGGACTCCCTGCTCCGACCTGGAGAAAGTTATACGGCGGAGTTCAACCTAACAAAGCAACCAACGTGCAGGTCACAGATACGACTGGCATGCTGGAAGCCTATGCTGAAATCGATAAGGCTTTGGCAGATTTGAAT